TCCACGTAGGACAATGTTGTTGGTTGCACTCAACACATAGACAGCACACTCATTGATTCCTCCAGCTTGACTCCTACAATTGGGGTCTGCGCTAGCTTGTTCTTGCGAGCTGTTGCTTTCTACGGTGAATGCATCAGGATTGATCTTTGTCAATTTCAATCCATATTCCTCTGCCACTTTGTCTGCATAACTAGGGAAGCAATCGAGTTGTTTGTTGAACTCCTCAAAGGCTTCTAAATCTAGACAACTGCCGGGTAGGCGTATGTGTGCAGTAGCATTTGATCCGTCGGAGCACGGAATGGTCTTCTGAGTGAAGGCGGCTTCGCATTTGGCATGCTTACGAACAATTCTCTTGCTCTCACCTGATTCAACGGCTGCTCTCTTACGGACAATCTTCTTTGATTCTCCTGATTGCATCTGTGCTCGTTTACGAATGATCCGCTTGGACTCACTTGAATTCTCAAATGAAGCGGGATCGACTAAGAACACATTAAGTTGCTTCAGATCTTCTCCTTCTTCTTCCACGTTGGTGTAGGTTGTTGAGACGGAGAACGCTCGCATGTAAGTTTGTTCAACTTGTGCCATCCACTCATAGAGGGAACTGGGGGGAAGTTTCACTTTTTCTACAATGAAGGAGGCAATACCATAAGGGTCATATTCTGCCGGATCTTCTTCATGCAATTTTCTAAGGATCTTGTGGATCTTCTCAATCTGGTCTTGATCTGACGCATAAGCGCATGGTTTCTTCCAGAAGAGGACTCCTACTTCGTTCTTGCATGAACTGGTGTTAGTGAATCGTTGTGACTTGAGCCACCGACATTCGTCGCAACACCTGTAGAATTTACATTTACGGGAGTGGATCTTGTTGGCAAGAGCCCACTGTACAATCAGATCGAGATTCTTCTCAATACTGCCATTACAATCCCTGCATGTAGGTGCACTGCCAAGGGTTTGAAGCCCAAAGAAATATCCTAGCAAGACTATGAAGCCAAAAAGCAAGAGATAAATCTCAGTGAATCTACGGCAGAACTTGTCTACATCTGTCCATCCGGTCATGTCTGGGAAGAAGATTTTCTTAACTGCATAAAGCACCAGATTAACCATCTCTGTAGCTCCTTGGAACAACTTCTCTAACAAAGCTACAAATCGGGCATAGAAGCTCTTACTCTCTAGACGAGGAGTGGGGGCAACTTCTTGCTCAATGGGGATGTCTTCCTCTTCAATTTCTGTGAATTGATCTGCATATTGTACAATGTCCTCCTGAGGGGTGGCTTCTACTGTAATGATTCTCCTTGAATCGCAATAAGGGCCCATCTGGGGGAATGAGATAGTGACTACCTTGTGGGGAGTTTGGAAGATGAAATCTACTGGACGTGTGGATGTAAAAATACGTCCTAAATGTCTACTGTGGAATGCATGGATGTAAGCAACTACTTTGTCACAATCAAAGAGATTTTCAAACTCTGTAGAAGCTAGGCGTCCAAGATAGGATCTATGCAAGGCACTTTGGAAATTGTCGTCCTTGTCTGTGGGGGTAATTTCTGAGATAGGGTTTCCTTCTAAATCGAAGAAGTGTCCTGAAGAGACCCCTGTACATGTACCTAGGTAGGTTTGCCACTGATTCATATCCACTTGGATGGGATTCTCAAAATCTTCATCAGCTTGCTCGGCGGCTGTCCTTTGCAGGAAGGTTGCTTGGCGTGCCATGCATCCGTCGAGAATGATGTCAAGATATTGATTCAGAGTGATTTGTACCCAGCCTCGACCTCCGATTGCGACTTGATGCATGTTGTTATTAACATAGTCGTAACCAGGAACGGCGAAGAACTTGAGGTGCCTAAAACTGTTGTCGTAAGCACGTTCTCCTCGAAGCCAGTTGGCATACTCTGTCTCGTCATGAAATTTGACTCCAATGATTGTGAATCGTCTAGCGAGGGCTTTGACGTCACGGACAGTCTCAGATCGAACTGGGAAACTGTTTGCGGAGACTTGAACTACACGACTTGTGTAAGGTCTTCCCTTAGAAGCTAAGTCAGCTTGGTTGGTGGGGAAAGGAACGGCTGAAATCAGGTTGAAATATGCAAGGTGGTCTGCATCTGTTCTGTCCTGAAACCCGTCATCTACGTTGTGGAATTCTTGACCTATGTATCCTGAGAAGTACTGATCATTCTGGTTTTGAGACCAAGATTGCCAATACTGAATGGAGTCAAGAAACTCATCATCCTCTGGGAGGTGCTTGGGATCAGCGGCGGGTCGCATCCTTCTCTCAGCAACACGTGCAGCTAATAGCTTAGGTGTAGCTGAGACAAGGGTCGACTTACCAATTCCTCCAGCTCCCAATGTACAGATTCCGATCGGCTCTGGTCTTGAGTGAGCGGATCGTTGAAGAATCATCACGGTGGTATGCAATTTAGCCATTTCTAGCTTAAGGAAGTTGCATCTTTGTCTGTGATTCAGATCCTTCAGAATCTCTAGTGTAGAGTAGATGTTTTTGAGGGTGTCACGATAGTTTTCCAACACACGGAGGTGGCGGGGATCTAGCAGAGACCTTGGATCGTTGATAAGACGGGCGTTGTACTCTGTGATTACTAATTCGATATCATCCATTTCGCGTGCGATTTTGATGATACGATCTCTTTCAGCGTTCGGAACTATGCCAAGGTAGCTGAGAAGAGACTTCAAGTGCTCACAAAGGTTCAACAATCCGACTACTCCTCGATCAAGTTTCCAGAATGACATAAGGCCTTCTGGAGAACAAAGTTTATTCAGGAAGGGTCCCAAATTCATCTGTTCCTCTGGTCCTGTCAATAGCAGTCTCGCGAATTTATCGCCAAGGGATGTTAAGAGATGTTTTAGAATGCCTGTGACGGATAAGATGTCTACTAGGCGCTCAACAGTGCATCCTTGTGTGGCCATAAGGGCAAGTTTACCAAGAACATAGGGGAGGTTCTCGTAAGTGTTCACAAGGATGGTACCAATAAACCCGAGAGTTTCAATGAGTGGTCCATTGGTACGCATAGTCTCTTTGATAGCTGCTATGATGGATTCAAGCTTTGTTGTGAGAGTCTCAATAGTGGTATTAGCTCTCTCTGAGATTACCTTAAAGTTATCACTGGTGTCGGCAGCGGATTGCATAAAGCGCCCTGCATTGGTGAAAAACTCAAGGATTTGCTCTTCGGCGGTGTTTTCAATGTTAAATGATCCTAAAAAGCCAAAGAGTTGTGTAATTTTCTGAACATCTGAAGGATGTAGAATTTCTAAAATCTCGAGATACTGGTCTGGTGTTGGTCTTACCTGAAGCATCAGTGTAAAGAAGTTTTCAAACATCTTCGAGACTTTTATTCCCTTCGTGGAAATGCATGAGATCAACTCTTGAGAGAGAATCTTCATGATATCTGTTGTTGGATACAATTCTGCAAGTACTACTGCATAGCGTTCAAAGAAAGTCCACATGGCTTTTGTGTTGCCGGAGCGTATAGACTTCAAGAATGCTTGCATTTCATCATCAGCGAATCTCAGGTTGAGGGTTCCGCGCTGACGCATCTTTGGGAGATGTGCAATGGCTTGTTTCTTTGTCATAAGTCTATATGTCTCAGAGTAGAGATCATAATAAACTTCTTCGCCATCTTCATATATCCATTTACCCAGTCCGAGACCGGTCAGTGCATAGTCAGTTTGGGCTGACATGATGTGATCTAGGGTGACTTTCTCAGTCAAATGAGGGAGGGTCAGGGGCGTGTTAGAGGTTGTTACATTGGTTGTATTAGACATGATTGTTAATTAGCCTTAATTCTAACATAAATGGAATAAATGTAACATATCCTACCACTCTACACAAAAATACTATGGGGGGTCCACGATAGGCAAAAATAAATCATCTGGAACTTACCGTAAGCATCCCGGGCGTACAAACAATTGGTCTAACACACTTGTCCAACTGTCTGTCCCGGTTAGCCTCGCAACGCTACTAAACTGTCGATAGATCACGATCTAAAGACGAAAGTTAGAGAAAAAGAGGTGAAGAGAATAGAAGATTAAAGGAGTGAAAGTGTAGCTCACGTTGTCCGTCCGAGCGGATTCCAAAATCAATAAATGTGCTTCTCGATTATCCACAATAAGAAAGTGCAAAGAATTCAGATATGGTTAAAATGTCAGTCTGTAGGTGTTCATTCATACAAAGAGTGTGATAGGGAACATTAGAAAAACAATTGGTGGAAGTTTATTCATACTCAAACATCTATTAATACAAGAACTAGAAAACTGGTCGAAACGCTATAATCGTCAATGGTTGGAACACTCATTCACAAGCGAATCTAACAGCTCTCTCGAACTCATACAAGGAAGATGATCAATTTGGTGGCCGGTGGGCC